CGTGCGGGCCGCCGGCGGGTGCATCGGCGGCGTTGCCCTGCCCCGCCCCCTTGGACGCGCGCTCCGCGGCGTGGTGAGCGACGACACCGGACTTGCTCGGGTCGGCCGTATCGCGCAGGCGCTGCTGGCTAGCGGCAACCTGCACGCGCTTGCCGTCGTCAGTGAGCACCAGGCGACCAGCGTGGCGCAACGCCGTGACCGCCGAGGGCTTAATGCCGAGGATGTTGGCGAAGCCAGCGAAGCTGGCGGTTTCGGGCAGGTTCAAAGGGATCGCTCCACTACCACTTCCCCTTTCAAGGCAAGCGAAAAAAAGAAACCGCGAGCGCACGCGTAGGGGCGTGCGGTATGCGGTGCGGTAGGTCGTGCGGCATGAAATGGCGCAGCAGCGCGGCTGTGCGGCATGTGCGGCATGTGCGGATACACAGCGCACGCACGCAGGTGCGCGGGTGTGCGCGCAGATGTGCGCACGCCCGCACGTAGAGGGGATGCCGCACATGCCGCACAGCCTAGTGCCACAAGGGATAGATGCCGCACGAGATGCCGCACACCATGGCGCACATACCGCACAGAGGCAGGCAGTTCATGCCTGATCGTCAAGGCGACCGTGCAGTCGTGGGGGGCGCGACGATCAGTCAAAGGACTCACCCTTGTAGACGCTGACCGAACGCTTGAAGGCGCTGATCTGATCGCCGAGCCAGTTGGTCTCCGATTCACCCGGCGGCATTTCGACACTGGGGAACAACAGCACGCCATGCGGACCCTTGGCACCATCGGCGACGGTGTATCGCTTTCTTCCGGCGCGCACGTTGTGCTTGCGCTCCAGGGCATTGATTAGTCGAGGCATGGGCCCAGGCCGCTGCCCAGTACGCGCGCACCAGACCTTGTAGAGGTCGTACACGTCGGTACTGAGCGCCGGGCGCGGCTTGACCCCGTGGATATCGCCAGCGCAAAGCTCGTTATGGAAGCGGCTAGTGCTGTCCAGGCTGAGGTTGATGAGCTCGCCCTTCGCATCGGTGTAGGGCGGCAAGACGCCCGGACCAAAATCGCCGGTGTCGTGGTGCAGCAGGTAGTCATGCAACGCGGCGACGCCACCATGCGCGACCTCGTCCATCACTTCGCGGTAAAAGTCGGGGCCGAGCTTTGCTGGCGTCCAGATGACGGCGTGCCGGCGGTCGTCCTCTTCCAGCACCACTGGCATCGCTTCGTTCGACAGGAACACCACGTTCACGTGATTGCGCTCGTCGTACGCCGCCATGTTCTTCGGGTTGATGCGGATCCACTCGCCGGTGATGAACGCCTTAAGCTTCTTCTTGACGTGGTACAGATCGGAGCGCGCCACCACCTCGTCGGCGATCAGGAACAGCCGACGGCTGGCCCAATCGTTGAAGCGGTCCTCGATCGCTGTCTGGTCGATGACACGACCGTACTGACCGTAGATCGCCATGATCGCTTCGAAAAACATGTTTTTGCCGGTGCCCTGCGGACCATGCAGCACCAAGGTGGTTTTCATCTTGGCGCCAGGGTGCTGGATCGGATACGCGATCCAGTTGAGCACCCATTTGTAGAGGGTCTGCGGCGCACCATCGTCGCTGCACATGTAGCGCAGCAGCTCGAGCAGCTTCTCGCACCGGCCGGCCTTCGGCTCGGTGGGCCAGCCAGCCCACAGATTGCACTTGATCGCGGGATCGTCACCCGCCGGATCGAAGCCGACCTCACGCACGCGCACGATGTCGCGGTCGGGGTGCTCCGACCACGCGCGGTGAATCTCGCGGGATATGCACGCGTCGCGCATATCGCTGAGCGCCAGCAGGCAGTGCTCCTGCCGATCGAACACGGTGCCACCCTGCCCGTACACCAACGCGAAGCGCTCGAGCAGCTCGTCGATCGTCTCGATCGGGCTTAGGCCATCCTTCCCCTTCCCCCCTTTGGCGCGGGCACGCGGGCGCAAGACGGTGACGTTGCTCCACCCCAGCTCCGAGAGACGGCCCTCGACCTGCGTGCGCACCACGTGCAAACCTTCCGCGACGTGGAGATCGTTGAAATCGGACCGCTTGCGACCGTGATGCAGATAGCCCTCGCGGCGACCTGCCTCGTCAGCGAACACGGGGCGCATCCACGCACCGCTGACCTCAAGAGCCGACGCGCTGGCGCAGATGATGCCCGTGTTGTGGCGCTCGTGATCCTTGCCGCAGCACGGGCAGTGCTGCGGATTCACCGGCAGCAGCAGACTCGCCTTGCAATGTTTGCACTTAGCGAAAATGTCGTCATCCGCGCACAGCAGAATCTTGGCCAGCTTGTAGCGCTTGTGCAGTGCCACGGCGACCGGCGCCAGGTTGCCTGCGTCGAACGCGACGGCGACCGGCAGCCCAGTCGCTTCGTGCAACGTGGCGGCGGTGGCGTAGCCCTCGGCCATCAGCACGATCCACGACGGCGAACCGATCAGATGGAAATGGCCCTTCTTGGCGAGGCCGGCGGGCCAGAAGTCCTTATCACGGCCATTTATTTTGGACGGCCGAATGATCTGCAGGCCGTGAATCTTGCCGGCGGTGTCGAGCATCGGTACCGCGACAGCGCCGCTGGGTGAGAACCGCAGGCCGTGGGCCTGCACACCCTTGCGCGCGAGGTAATCCGAGTCGCCCGTCGGCGCGCACTGTGCCCACGTCTTTGTGGCTTGCTGCGCGGCGCGTTCGGCTTCGGCGGCGCGCATGCGATCGGCGCGCTTCTTGTCCTCAGCCATCCGGGCGCGCAGGCTCTCGCGCTGCTCGGCCGTGAATTCAGACTTGCGCAGTTCGATCTTCTGCGCGTTGTTGTTCTGGCCCTGCCAGATACCGAAGCTACCAACGATCAACAGGTCGCCGGAGTGACCCTGCAGCTCATGCAGCATGTACCAGCCGCGCCGCTCGCGATCGCCCTCGGTCCGGCAGCGCACCAGGCGCCCGATTTGCAGATCGTCCACGACCAGACCGGCACCGCGTAGCTGGTCGAGCACATCCCCGTAGTTGCCCGCGGCCATTCAGTTACTCTCAGCCGCGCTGTGTACACAGGAATCGCGGCCGTGCAACCCGCATGCGGGCCAGCCCAGGGAGGACCCAAGCCCGGCCAGCTGTGTCTCGTCGCCACGCGCGAGCATTTGCCCTACCTGATTCACGGGGAGCTGGGGCGAGGAGAAGCTCACGTCGACCCCTGCATCGCGCTGCGCAACTCGATCAGCACCGTCAGCAACGTCGGGCCACGGCCCCGCTTGTCCCTCGCCCAGGTGCCGCGCAAGTACGGCGAGCAATGCTTCAACATCAACTTGTCGGCATGGCTCTGCACCCACACGACGACGATGGACCGACACGGCATGACGTAGAGGCGTACGCCTGGCCCGCGCCACGCGCGATCGGTGATCACACCAGCCAGACGCGGCAACGACGAACCGCCACCACCAATGCAGGCGGAAGCACAGACGCCCACCGGCAGTTGCGGCGGGCGTGTCATGGGCAAAGCTTCAACGGCAGCTGCGGCTGGCGCGGTGTGTTCAACGCCTGCAGCTCGGCGCGCGCCTGCGCTACTTGTTCGGGCGTGACGCCGTGGGTCAATGCTCTGGAGATTTGCTCCACGGCGGCGAGCATCGCTGCTCGCTCGGAGGGTTTGAGCGGGCATGGTGTTAGCCGTGCGCGCGCGGTGCCCACCGACGCGCCTCCTGCTCTTGTGCGGTCAGGCAATCGACGCACAGCCGCGCGCCGAGCTGCTGACGCATGCCGCTGATCGGCTCGCCGCAATCCGGCCTCTCGCAGTGAGCCAGTCCCTGCGACGGCGCGCGGCGTGCCGCTAGCGCGTGGTCTATTTCTTCTTGCTGCCGCTTCTGTGCAACATCAATCACGTCCACGTACCGCCCCCTTGTTATGCGACCGTGGCCGCATCTGAATGACCTTGCCCTGCACTACTGGCCGCAGGAATCGCTTTGCCAGCCAATCCTTTGCAAGTTGCGTGGTGAGCTGTTCAACGGTGATGCCTTTGGCCTCGGCGATCCGCTCGAATTGGCGGTGCTCTGCTTCAGTTAAGGCGACGTCTATATCCGGCACATGCCCTCCTTCAGGCCCCGCAAAAGGGCCTTCAGGCAGCCTGCGTGTGGTCGTTAACCTGTGACTCGACACCAGCGACGCAAGCCATCAAGACCTCCCGGATGAAGGCCGCGCGCTGGCGATGGTTGAATCGAGCAACCGCATCAACCAAAGCCAGCTCCTCGTCGTTGAGGCGAACCTTGATCTCGCGATCGCGCACATGAGTGGGGTCGTCGTACATGACTCAATCACCTCGGTCTAAGGGCATGAAAAGAACAAAGGGCAACCCGCAATCCACTTCAGCCCGCCTCTTGCCAGGCAGCCGTCGCGGCCGCGCCAAACACATCGGGACGCAGGTCGTGGCGCGTCACGCGTCCGCCGGTGACTTGCTCGATCGACAGACATCGTTCGGCGGGCACCTTGCCGCGCTTGCGCCAGTCAGAGATCGACGGCGAGCGGATCTGCAAGGCCAACGCGAGCGCGTCCTGTGTACCCATTACTTCGCATGCTTTGTTGAGCGCGGCGTTTTTCATAGTGGCGGTATTATTAGGCTAGTCCTAATACTAAGTCAACAAGGCGAACCTAACAAAAAGTCAGGGATAATTTAGGCCATGCCTATTCATCCGCCAGCGCACGACCCGCAAGACTTTGCCTTGCGCTTAAAAGAGGCGATGACCGACGTCGGCCAGAACACCGGCCACGGCGCCGGGACGATTCTCGCCAAGCGCCACAAGGCCAGCACCGTCACGGCTAACGCGTGGCTCAACGGCACCCAT